CTCTACTGCCCGGTAAAACCACTCAAAATGTCCGGAATGTTCAAACATCAACGCGCCTCGACTTTCTCGATGTAGCTCTGCAAATAATTCGCCGTTATGGTTGTTTCCGCGCAGTCCTGCGCAACTCGTGCGGCAGGAGGTATTGCGTTGGCGTCGGCTCCAGCATTGAAGGGTCGATCTTGGGTGGGCGTGGACACTCCACCGCCACTGGAACCTCCACCGGTTGCGACGCGCAGCCGCTCACGGTTAGCGTCAGTGCGCACAGAAGCAAGAGCAGCAGCCCACCCGGTGTGGGTTTGTTCGACGATGATTTCATTTTTCAACTCCGTGGCTTGGGCCTTGACCTTGGCAAGTTCTCCAGCAGACTTCGTGAGGGACACGAACGCTTTGTGGTTTGCGGTGCATGTTTCAAGCTCGGCCTTGAACTGCTTCGCACGCGCGTTCGCGCCGAACAGAAGCAGCGCCATCGCTGCAAGCGCAACGGCCATGCCGAGCAGCAGGTATCGGGTTGGGGTCATCATGGCGAGCACGGGTCGCTCCCGATGTCGATGTGCTCGATGTTCTCGGATTCAAGCGCGGTCTTCAGGTTGCGGATCGCCTTCTGCACGTCATCCCGAGCGAACTTCAGCGTGGCGATGGCGACACGGGTTCCGGCGGAATGCTGTGAGTTCTCGATTGAATCGGGCTGCGCTTCGAGCGCCTTTTCCTCGGCTGTGATCAGGACGTTGATGCGCCGCTCCGAATCGCAGAGGGAAGTAATTTCAGAAGAAATGATGCCGCGTCGGAACGTGTTCATTTGGTTCCCTCACCGAGGCAGGTAGCAACTTCCTCGCCGCGCCTGTTAACAAGCCCTTGAAGAACCCGCAACGGTCTGGTGGGGTGGTAGCATTTCTGCCCAGGCTTCGCCCGAGTGGCTTGCGTCGCCGGTCCGCAAACGAACTGGCCCATGACCTGACAGGCTTCTGCGTACTGGCCTGCGCGGACCTTGGCCGGGATGGATGACTGGCAGAAGTTGCGCAGCCCGACGTTGTAGGCGAACGACACGTAGGCGTCCCACTCATGTTGGTACAGCGTCGCCGTTTCCCCGAGGCACTGGCGCACACCCTTCTCGTCCTTGGAAATGTGCGCCACGGACATACGAACAGCCTTTGGAGGAGTGATTGTCTCCCCCATGCGAACCGGCAGACCATCCTCATGCACGGTTGAACCGAAGCCGACCGTTGGCACGTCGCCTGGGACTGGAATGATCGCATTGTTGGAGTAGCCCTCATGCAGCACGATCCCGGCAAAGCCGGCGGCGGACAGGGTAAGGGCGGCGACCGTGGTTCTCGCGTACTTGGCGTTGATCATGGCTGTACCCTCTTCTGCGCCACGTTGCCGCCGACATAGACCGTCAGGGCCAGCGAAACAACCGTGACCCACATCCCGCCGTCGACCATATCGAACCAGCGCAGCAACGTGCCGAGCAGGACGATCAGCAGCGTCAGGAGGAACTTGCGGGACAGGTAGCGCGGGTTCATTTGCTCAATCCCGTCTGCGATACCAGCCGCGCGCCGGTCGAGAGTGCGATCACCGCAAACACCGCCAGCGTCACAGTCAGCGACGGTTCGCCATTCAGGAACACGACGGATACCGTTTCCATGCCAGCCAGGATCATGGTGATGTAGTTTCCCCACATGCTCCATGCCTTCTTGGCCACGTCTTTCCAGTTGGGTAGCAGATCAAATTGGAACATTGAAACCTCTCGGGGGTGGTGATTCTGGTATCTCGCGTCCGTACCGGTCATACCTGATTGACTCAGTATTCCGCGTTTCAGGAACTCGCTTGCCAGGGGCTTCAAGCGCCCTGACTTTGGCGGAAAGCGTCCGACACGTCGATTCAAGGGCATCTAGCCTTTCTTCAATTGTCGTCACGCAACCTCCATGGTAACGCTTGACCCCATATCCTCTTTCGCCTGGATCATCGCGAGAAGGCGGCCAAGAGGATTGCGGCTTGGAATGACGCCAGAGCTACCGATGACTCCACCCAAAACGATGTCGCAGCCATGAGAAGCGCCAATCCATCCGATTCCATCGGCCTTTGGCAGTTCGAGGTCGTGGACGTGGCTGAACTCGATCGTGACCAGGTAGTGTCCAGCGGGAATACTTGTGCGCTCATTTCCGGCCTCACAGAAACAGACTTTCAGGTTGTCGGCGTAGAGGGTATTGCCGCTTATGGAAAGTTTCATTGTCGAAATCGTGGAAAGATTAGATGCTGATTTATACGCTGCCAGCCAGTATTTTGGCAAAAAACAACCCGCCTGCGCGGGTAATCTAGTAACCCGGCGTCTTGTAGCTTCTCGCCTGCCGGCGGCGCCGTTGCCGGTGATCCTGGGCCGTCTTTGGCGGCCCAAATGTTCTGGTGAACTCTTCGTCGTGCTTGTCGGACAGACCTAGATCGAATGTGTCGGCGTCCGGCTTCAAGTAGGCCAGCTTCAACGCCCATGAGAGCATCTTCTGGTGGTAGATCGCCATGACCACGGGCTCGTCATCATCGCTTTCGAGCGGTTCAGGATAGCGATGCGCCTCGATCGCAATCACGGCCGCCTCAGTCGGCGACGACGCCAGAACGAACATGCCGTCCTCGTCAATGCGATAGGCCGCGCCGTCAATGAACTCGCGCGACGTGAAGTCGTAGCGCCGGTTGCCAAGGCGCATTGGCTCGGGCTCGGGGAGATCCACCCCGGAGCGCGACGTGACTGCGGCCCCCATGACGCGAATAACCGCCGGCGGCAGTTGGTAATCGGTCACGCCTGGCTCGACATCGATCGTGAACGATTCCCGGTCATAGATCACCAGGCCGCGGTCGACCGCCTCGGTGTACGCCTCGTTGATGAACACGTCGACCTCGGGGTCTTTCCAGTAGTACGGCTTTATGGTGTCTCCGGCGCGCACCCGAAAGGTGGAGCGAAGTGTTGCGAGATTCATCAGTCGTCTCCGAGAGACTCGTTTACCATGACCATGCAGTTCTGCCGCAACCGATCCTCAGACAGGCCGCTCACGTCACGCTCGGGGATGCCGAGCTTGCGCGCGTGCGCCTTGAGAACATCGCCGGACATATCGCTGATCGACCGCGACACAGCAAAACCAGACGGGGGCGTTGCGGCCCCCGCTGTGAATTGCCCACCCGTTTCCGGATGAATCGCACTCTTGCGCGGGCGTCCCATTGCTTAGACGCCGTTGCGCGCAGCGCGGGCGAGCAGGGTCATCCGGATGTTGGTTCCCACGACCAGGGTGGTCAGGGTGCCAACGATCTTCAAGCCAATGCCGCGGTCGTTGTCGGTCGGGGCGAGTTGGGCCAGGCCCGGCTTGACCGCGCGGACCAGGCCGGCAGCGCCCTGGCCAGCCGAGTTTGCGGCAAAGCCCTCGTTGCCCATCGTGCGAGTAGCGGTCGACCCGTAGTCACCCGAGAGCACGCCGCAGTCGGTCGTGAAAGCGGCGCCGGCCGATGCGTCGAAAGCGACGATGACATCGACCGGGACGTAGCCGGCCGGAAGGCCGCACATTTCGATGATTTCGCCCGTGACCATGCCGGTGACGGTAGTGAAGTCGCCGATGATGGCGATGACCTCGGTAGCGCCGTCAGCGGTAGCAAGCGCCTCGTTGTTGGCAATCTGCTTCGATTGATATTGCATTGTGGTTTCTCCTGTTTTCCTGGGTTTCCTAGCCGGCCAGGAAAGGCCCGGCCGGCGTCGTGAAGATCAGTAGTTAGCTGATCGAAGTGAAGGCGGTGTCGCAGGCCTGAACACCGAAGTCCATGCCGTTGAACTTGTTCTTGATCCAGCCGGCAATCATGCGGGTGATGATGACTTCTTCCTCGCCGTGGTCCAGGTCGGAATCGGTCAGTTCATAGCGCACGTTGCCGTTCTGGCCCTTCATGCCGTGCGCAACCGAGATTGCATGGGCGCCAAGGAACAGATTGCGGACGGTGGGAACCGCGGCCGAGCCGTTGCTGGTGTGCAGCGTGGCGTGCTTGACGCAGGTTTCATGCTCCATCAGCAGCACGCCGCTGTAGTAGGAGTCGGCAGCCGTGAAAATCGGGCTCTTCGCGCCGGCAGCGGCGGCCTTTGCCTTTTCCAGGGTCAGCCAGCCGGCATCGCCCACTTCCCGGCGAATGTCGTATTTCGTCTCCGGGGACATGAGCATGATGAAGGACTTGCCGCCGTCGACGTTGATGGGCTCCATACGGGCGCCCTTCGCCGTCTCAATGCCGAGCATCTTCTTGGCACGAACCAGGGCGCGGTCGATGATGGCCGTCGACATGTTGGTGTCGCCGGCGCCGGTCAGAGTCGAAGTCGTCTTGCCGTTACCGATGATCAGGTGGGCGGCATCGGGGGACGTGAAGGCGTTCGGGAAGCCGGCATACCCAACCGGGTAGTGCTGGATCTCGTCGCCGTCGCCGCGGGATCCGCAGGCGGTCATGTGCGCCTGCTCGTCGTTGATTTCGGCCATGTAATCGGAGAGCCTGGCGCGAACCTGTTCCGAAATGGAGAAGCCGACGCGCTTTTGGGTCATCACGTCACCGACGTTGACCGGCTGGCGGTGCTTGTCGATCCGCATCTTTTGCGTGTAGTGGGCCAGCGACTTCTCGCGGCCCTCGGCCTTTTCCGAGCCTTCGATCGGCTTGCCGCGCAGCTTGGCAATCAGGGTCGTGGTGACTTCATCGCCGGGACCGGATTCGAGGTCGGTCTTGGCAACAACCGGAAGGGCGTCAGCCTCGGTCCCGGTCATCTTGTCCCAAAACGACTTTTTCTTGGTGTCGATGGCGACCTTGGCGGACCAGACTTTCCGGGCAGCCGCGTCAGTGGGGAGAATCGTAGTGCGTGCCATGTTTTATCCTTTCAACGATAGATAGCACATGACGCACTCTTGCGCATCTGTTGCCCAAACCGGGCGTTACGCGGAATGACCCGCAGTCAATCGGCTTTCGCCGTTCTCTTTCGTAGCGCCGCGGACGATCTTCATGTCCAGCGGCGCCACAATCCTCAACCGAACCTTTCGGCCGGACTTCTGTTCGACCGTGAGGGCAACCGCACCGACGCATAGGGTTTCCCCCACCTCAATCTCGGCGATCGCCCCCTTGGCCATTAAGCCGCGGCCCTCAACAGCTTGTCCACGTCAGCGGTCGGCATCTTTGCCATGAACTTTTCAAGATCCTCGCCTTCCAGCAGAGAAATCTTGCCCATCACATCGTCGCCGACCGGCGCCGGTGCCGCGGCAGGAAGCCCGGCCAGCGTGCGTACCGTTGGCTGCGGCTCGCGGCCGGCCGCCGCCGGCGTCGGTGTCGCGGGTGTCGCGGGTGTCGCAGCCCCGGTGAAGCGCGCGCGCACCAGGCGATCAGCCTCTTCGAGGAACCATGAGGCCTTGCGGCTGGAATTGGCCTTGTCGTTCGCCAGGATCTTGACCTGGGAATCGAGCGCAGCAACCATCACCGGGTCGGCGTAGGTGGCAGCGTTCTTGTCGTTGCTGAAGAACCGCTCTTGCTCCCACTCCCACCGCTGCGTGCGCAGACTGGCGTTCTGGTGCTCTGCGAACTTGGCGTTTTCCTGCGCCACCACCAGCGTAACCCGCTCGTCGTCGAGGCGCGACATTCCGGCCATCAGCGCCGGCATGTCGATTTCGCCATCATTGAACCGCTCCACCAGGCTATCTTTTTCCGTCTGGATTTCGAGCAGGCGATCGGCGGCGCCTTCCGGCATGTCAGCCGTGAATTTCGGGGTGAACTCCGCGCTCTCGGCTGCCTTGAGTTCCGTGCCGTCCGGCTTGTCGGCGGCGGCAGCGGCGGCCGCATCTGCTTCGGCCGTCGCGGCAACGGTTGCAGCCTCTTCGGCCGCAACGGCAGCAGCAGAGGCATCGGCGGCAGCGGCCGCCTCGGAACTCGCGTCGGCTTCGGCTTCGGCTTCGGCTGAAACAGCCGCGTCGGAGCGCAGCGCCTCTTGTTCGTCGGGGGTCAGGCCGGCCAACTCGGCATCAGAATAGGTGGTCATTTATGTCGCTCCTGCGAGGTTAGGTGTTGTCATAACTCGGATGCTACGACGCCAGCCAGTATTTTAGTAAAGGGCAACCAAATTAGTTGCGGTCGTCAACGATGCTCGAATCAGGCTGGTTCGCACCGGGAGAATCGTGCCAACTGGCGGCGCGACGAAAGTCACGATCGTCTCTCCCATTTTGACCGACACGTTTCCGGCGCCACCCACATAGATGCCTCGACACACAACAGCCAGTTCGTTGGTATCGTGCGGGGTTACGGCAATTGCGCCGGAATAGCTGCGATCACGGTCTTGGTTTGTTGGGTTGGTTGGCATTTCAGATCTCCTGGTTAATCACGCCATCGGGGCGCATGGTTTCGATTCCAGCCGTCTCTCCGGTGCCGGCGGTCGCCGGCAGCATCGGGCTGGTATTTGTTGGGAAATCGACCTGCGGCTGCATTGCAACAGGCGGAACCGGGAAATTCGGGTCGGCGCCGGCTGGGTTCGGGTCTTGGTATCCGGCGCCGCGCATGATCTCGTCGGCGATCGGCGCGACGGCCGGCATTGTGGCAATAACCTGGCCGCCCTGCATCGCAGCATAGGCGGTTTCCGTGCCGTCCTTGACCGCGGCCGACTTGAGCTTCTGGACCTCGGCCCGCAGCTTGTTGATCTGCTCTTGCTGCAACTCGTTCTCCAAGCGCTCTTTCTCGGCGCGCTTCTGGTCGTTTTCTTGGCGCTTCGCCTCTTCTTCCGGCGTCGGACTCTCGTTCGGGTCGGTCATCCCGGTAACAGAGCGGATCCGCTGCAAGATCAGCGTCTTGTTCGGGAGGTCGAACAACTCGACTGCCACATCGAGCAGCGACGTAACGAGCTCAGGGCTGGTCGGCGCAAGTTGCTGCAGCAGTTCCATCATCGATTCGGCAGCGGCCTGTTGAAGCGTCTGCTTCCAGTTGCGTTCGCCGATGGTGAATTGGCATTTCCTGGCCGTGATGTCGTTCAGCACCATGCCGGTGACAGGATCCGGCTGATTGATCGAAACGTATTCGCGCTTGGCGCGCTCTCCGGTGATCGCGAAGACCTTCGCTTGGTTGTAATACTGCTCGATCAGGGACAGGCAGATTTCACCCTCAAGCTGGCGCGCCAGCAGAAGGTTGTCGAAGATTTCCGCAGTAACCACGGAGCCCTGGTCCTGCTTCTTCTGCACCGCGATACCGCTTGTCGCGTTCGTGTCGCGCCCAAGGTTCTCGTTGGTCACGCCTGCAGAGTTACGAATGATCGCCGTGTCTGCCTCGATCAGCCGGACGTGCGCCTCGGCCACATCGTTCTTGTGGTCGGCCTTGATCTTCTGCAGGCCGCCGTTCGCCAACAGAATCAGCCCATCGGGCGACGATAGTTCCTCGCGCGCCTCTTCCGCGGTCATTATCGCGTCATCGAATGCGCTGGCCTCGGCAATCAGTTGCGACTGGCTGAGAATGTGCTGGATCTTCGACATGCGCTTGTTGAGCGCGTCCTGCGGCCCACGGATTGCACGGATTGCCCCATATGGCGCGCCGTCGCGCTTCCGCCGATAGCACCAGTACGGCACGAATGGGAAGCGGTTGTGATTGTACGGGCTCGGCTGGTCGGAAATGATGTCCTTCTCGGTCAGGATCGCCACCCGCATCTTGCGGCGCACCCGATCAACGGAGGCCGGCCCCAGGTTGGTGGACTCGACTGTTGGCTCGACATACCAGCATTCGATCATCAGCACCCGCTCGCGAAGGTTGCTCGACCAGGCGTCAGAGTCGTACATCACGTACTTGCCGGGCATTGGCGATGCCTGCCCAATGTCCGACATGGCGGTGCCGTTCCACCACTCCAGGTAGCTGTCGCTGTCGGACGCCACGGACGCCGCGCGCAATGCGGCTTCCTTTTTTGGGAAGTAGGCAACGGCCATGTCGAGGTCAACCATGCGGAATCGGAACAGGTAGCGCCAGTCCGTTGTGTCGCGGCGCTCACCGAGCGAGTCGTAAAGCATGTGGCGCCACGACTCGGCGCGCATGTAGAGCGGCTCATCATCAGGATCCTCAGAGATTCCGAGTTCCAGCCAGCCGATTCCTGCCTTGAAAACGTCGTCCGCCACATTGGATCGCTCGAACTCTGTCCGATTCACGTCGTGCAGATATTTCAGCAGCTTGGTCTTGGTCTGCGCGTCATCCTCTGCCGCCTGTGACTCTTCCCGAGCATGAATGGTGAAGTCTGTGCGGGTCCGGCGCTCTGTTCCGATCAGCCAGTCGACGGTCGCCTTCGTCTCGTTGTAGACCACGGCCGCCTGGCCGCGCGACCTGAGAACCGCCTTCTCTTCAACGGTGAACGGATCAGAATCGTAGTAGTCCTCGTCAATCGCCTGCTGAAAACGATTGACCGACTGCCAGCGAAGTTCTTGCTGAAACCAGGTAATCAGTCGGCTGTGGAGCTTTTGCTCGCTCTCGGTCTTCGTCCCGGTTTCATTCTTCGGGTTGTTCGACTGCGCTTCTTTCATATCGTCGCCTCGCTCAACAAGCGTCCGTTCTGATCCTTGTGGGAAATTTCCCACACCGGCGCCGGGCGGTCGGCCACGCGCACGTCACGCGGGCAGTACGGCATATGCAACAGTTCCGGCATCCAGTGAATGATGCAGGCGACCAGGGTTTGGCACTCGATGTCGATCTGCGCCTTCCCGAGGACAGGAAGGGCACGAAGGGCTTCCACCCAACACTCCCTCGTCGGGTCGCCGTTCGGGTCAGCATACTTCGCCGCGGAGGACAGGCAGATGCCGAACACGCCGGCGTCGAGCCCGCCGCGCGTCGGGTACATCAGCATTGCCGGTTCCCCATCCACCCATTCAAAGCTCGCGGTGTAGCCGCGATGCTCCATGGTTTTGTAGGCAGAAGGCCCGCCAACGGCGAAATATCTTCCGCCATCGGCAGAGAGAATAGGGTGGTCCAGGTTCATTCCAGTTTCCGCGCAGAAAGAATTGCGTAGATTCTGGACCGCCAGCCAGTATTTTTGTTGGCTTGATCCTAGATTTAGGCCGTCTTCCAGTTGCGGTCGCGCTTCCGCTCCCTGCGCTCTTCCCGCGGCGCCACCCTGGCCTCGCGCTTCATCATGATCGCGTACCGGCAGTTATGTACTATAACTCCGTTCGCTACCGCAAAAGCATGGGTGTTCTCAACCTCCATGCAAAACACATCACTTCTTCCTGCTGGCTTCACGCTTTGCACGCGCAAGGTTTTCGAGATGATTTCGCCCATCTTCTGTTGATAACCAGAGTTTTCTCGAACACCCCTTTGAACAGTATTGGGTCTTTGAGTACTTGTTTGCTTTGAATTCAGTTCCGCAGAATTTGCACTGAGAATAAACATCGTCGGCACCAGAGTCTCTACGCCATTTTGATTTACATGCGTTTGAGCAGAACCGGTTGCCTCCGGTGTTGTGAGTGACAAAACTTTTTCCACAGCATTCGCAAACAAACTCAGCATCGACCCGCATGTAGTGCTGATTTCGCTTACCCATTTCAGACAAGAACGACCTACCTTCTTCAGACTCTCGCCACCGCTTCTGCGGGGCATACGCCCAAACAGGATCCCGTGCGTGCCCCTTTTGGTGATCAGAGATGTGCCTTCGCCCGTCCTTGATCTCAAGATTCCCAAGGTCGTTGTTTTCCCTGTCGCCGTCTTTGTGATGGACGTGACAACCCTTTGGTATTGGTCCGTTAGCTTTTTCCCAAATCGCTCGGTGCAGGAACTTTCTCGATCTACGCCAGTAGTTACCGAACTTGGTAAATCGTTTTCCGTCAAACCAAATTTCATCCATTGTTTATCTCCACTACGCGATACGGCATCATGACAGATAATTCCCTCTGCGTCAATCGCAGGAACCCACTCTCCGCTGTCAGTGAGAAGCTTGTGATCCGGTGTACAAACAATGTCATGTCCATCTGAAAACACCACTCTCACAACCTCGGCATCAGCCCGCGTTAGGCGACAGTTCTTATAAGGTTGCCACCTTCCTTCAGTACTCAACACCAGCCCAGATGTTCCAACCAAATCAGCTATAGCCCTGACACCTTCGCTCGTAATCACTTCAGTCTCCGGGTGCAAGCACGCACTCAGGATGTCGTCCATCAGCTTGACGATTTTCCCGTCCTTGCGGTGGTAGAGGCGGAATTCCTCGAAGAACAATTCCAGGTGCGAGAAGACCTTGAACCGTCCGGTTTGCATCCGGTCGAGCATTTCCAGAACGCCGGCCTCAACTCCGTTCGATCCGTCCTCCCACGTCGCTCGCTCTTCGAGCATGTTCAAGCCCGTTGCCCGGTACTGCCCGGCAAGCTCTTCGCCGCTTCCCTTGTCGTGCTGCAGGCCATCGTGCGGCCAGGCGCACGGGATCCACTCGCCCCATGCTTTGACGGCCGGAGCGAACAGGACAGGGGTTTGCTGCGCCGCGCGATGCACGGCTGTAACGTAGATCACGTCGTTGTCTCGATCCCAGGCCAGGCGGGCCGCCGCTGACGGGTGGTCCCAACCGAAGTCCAGGCCATTGATCTGCGCCCAATGCGCCGGTATCGGGAAGGCCGCGATCTTGATCGACTCTTCTTCTACCGGGAAGATCCTCCCGGAGCCCAAGGTCGGGATCCCCTTCGCCCTGGCGTCACGCTGATGGGCTGGATAGCTGGCGATGATCTTCTCGCGCTCGGCATCCGAGTAATGGTCGACGTCGTAGATCGTCATGGTCGTGACGTGGCGAGTCATTGCTTCGCTTCCGGCATCAAGAACATTCTGACAACCTCTGACATGCCGAGCAGCGGCGTAAAGGTCATGATCGCGAACTGCCCGCGCTGCCCGTTGTTCGTTCTCGTCAGACCCTCGGTGTAGATTTCCAGGGGGCACTCTTCATCGAACCAGACGCCATCTATCGTCGGACCCTGCCATTTCTCGCGGCCCTTCTCATATGACTTGAAGTTCAGGATCGATACGCCGGCCTGCACGTCGCCGCCGCCGCCCCACCGAATAGTTGCGTTGTCCAGCAGGTTCGGCGTTCCCATTGCTCGATTCCATCCCGACAGGGCGCTCTTTGGAATCATCCCTGTGCCCCAGGCTTCCTCGACAGTCGGCGGGCCAATCAGGATCCGCTGCGGGTTGTCCCGCGTTCCCTCGTTCGTCACGCCAGATGCCCACATCGTCACCGGCTTGTCGAACACGGCGCCGTTCCACCACGAAGGATAGCGACCAGTCAGGTGAAACGCCCACTCGGCGCCGCCGGCCAGGGTCTTGCCAAGCTGGTTGCCGGCGATAAACAGGCGCTCACTGTGGATCCTTCCTGCGTCGTGGAAATCTACCTGCTTCGGATATGGGCGGTAGTCGTTGATCTTCTCGTAGGACAGCAGCCGCTCGGCCTCGGCCAACGCCGCGGCCAGGGCTCCGGACGAGTCAAGCTGCGCCAAGAAGCCCTCGATCTCTGACATTACGGCTTTCTTCCGAGCATAATCAGGACCAGCTAGGCGTCCCAAAATAGCGTCACTCTGCGGCGCCAGGCCATTCCTAGATTGCGGCGCGGGTCTGGTGTGGTCATATCATGTCCTGTTTGGTGGTTATTTGGCGTGTTATGCGACATTTTTGGGGTCTACTTCGCGTTAGGCCCCGAACCAACAATGCGCCGCATCAGCAGCCGGATGGCGTTTGAACACTTGCGCGCATGTGCTCGCCAGTCCCGGTCATCAATCGCCGGGAAAGGTACGCGCTCGGGGTCTTCGATGTTGTCCAGATCAACAAGCAGCGCGCAAAGCTCGCGCATGTTGTCCAGACCAATCACGTCGGCTACAAAGTCATCGGGCGCGTACAGCGGAGTCCATGCGCCGCTGCTTCTGCGCACCGCGTCCATTCGCTTGTCACAGTCGGCTATCGGTCCTTCGTATCCGCCATCGCTGCACATGCGAATCCAGGCGCGTGGCCTAACACTACGGTCAACGCGACCGTTCGCGGAATTACCAGTTTCCATTTTCTCTACCTCCTGTGCGCCGCTCACGGCGCGTTACCTAAGCGTTAGGCGTCAGCCAGTGCATCATGTACATTCGGCCTAAACACAACAACCGCACTTGGAAATGGGGCGCTGTTCTCAC